ATCTTCCTAATTGAAGTTGAGCTAATTCAGTATCTTCATCTGTTTCTAAGAATGTTTCAAACTGAGATGTGTCTACAGTTAAAACTGGAGGAGTAAATGTTGGTGCATTACCAGAAACGTCTATTGTACTAGGAACACTTCCAAATGTAACAGTTGACATATCTTGTGTTAAAGCTGATTCATTTTCAGCATTTGTATAAGTAACCGCATCTATATTTGGTACAGAAGGAGCACTTGCACTTATAGTTAAATTTCCTAAAGCCAAAGTACTTAAACTTAATGTTGGTTTTGTATAAGTAGGAACTGAACCTGTTGGGTCAACATCAGTAACACTTCCTATTACAACGCCAGTTACTGAAGTTGCACTTGCGTCTGCATTCGTTGCATCAGAATAACTCACCGTTGTTAAAGTTGGAGCTACTGGAACTGTTGAAGATATAGATAAATCTGATAAAGACACATTAACATCACTCATTAATCGTTGTAATGCATTTCTTGTTGCATATAATACAACTGCTGGTTCTGCTTCATCTGGAAAATTTGTTATAGAACTTTGGTCATAAGTAACTGCTGAAAAATCAAAATTAATATAATCTAAACGACTATCATTAGATGCTGCACTAGCAGGCAATGTGAATAATTCATCGTCAGAAAGATAGTAAACTGGGTCACTTGCTGTAGCATATTCCATATCATTAGAATCTTTAACCCTATTTCTTTTAGAAGATGAAATTCTATGACACGGTATAATATAATTATTATTTCCTGCATCTTTTCGTAAAACAGCTATTACTTTTTTACCTTCTATGTCAATAGAACCTGTAAATGAAGCAGTTGATGCTACTTGCTCAAGCCTTGGTTGAGGTATAAAATTAACAACCTCTTTAGCTCCGTCTTGTAGCCAACTACTGATTGCTGTATCATCTCCTACAGAACCTATTATATCTTCTACTTGTACTTTAAATGTTGCCATTATATTTTCTTTCCTGTTTTAATCATTACTTATAGCATCTCTCAACATCTGTATTAACATTTGTTTTTCTTTTAGACTAGTAGCACGGTTTAAATATTCTTCTTCACCTACTAAACTCGGTGGTTTTAATATATCAAGAAGTTGTTGATTAGTCTTGACCAAGCGCTTATGGGGCATATAATCAAATCCGAATCTGTCCTTATACCCTCTTTTTTCTCTGCGGTCATAATCTGTTGCGTCCGCAACCTTTTTTAAAAAATCTGTAGGAAACCTTGAAACTTCTGTTTGCCCTGGTAAATCATATCCACCATAGCTTTCATCTTGCATCAATAATCCAGAAATATCTTCCATTCTATTACCATATGTTTCCTTCAAATATTCTTGATTGGGTTTACTGGTAAATGGGACTTTTCTTGTTCTAATTTCTTCCATAAATTCACCAAATATTTCATATTTATTTTTTTGTCTTTTTTCTCCAAAAAGTTTTTCAAATAATCTTTTTAACTTATCGTTCATCTTCCTTGTCCACTACTATTGTGTGGTTTTTTATAATATTTTTTACTAACTGGTGTCCCAAACTTAGTATTCTTACTCTGTCCTTGTCTTGTTTTTTTTGCACCATTACTTCTTCTTGTAATTTGCTGTCTTAAACCGCGCATTATTTCTTCTTACCTTTCTTCTTACCTTTTTTGCGTTTCTTCTTCTTTTTAGGTCTTCCTACTTTTTTTCCATATGTTCCTGGTCCGTACGGCATATTAACCTCCTTTTACTTTTGCAAAATCACCTGTACCCAATTTTGGAGTCAGGTTCTTCTTTTTCTGTTCTTTTATATGCTCGTCCATATCTTTTGTACTAAAATCTATTTGGTCAGTTCTAATTGCTCTTGCCCAAGGATTGTTTTCCCTTACAACAAACTGTTGTGTCCATTTAGACTTTGAAGCTCTTTGTCCACAAGAACGACAATTAAAGTATCCTTCAGGATTAGGTTCATTGCAATGTTGACAATTCATCTATTAAGTATATAAAATTATATAAGCTACTCTTGAAGCATCAAGTTTTACAACCGAAATATCTAAGATTGCTTGACTTGTACTGTCTAAAGCATTCACTGCTGCTATAATATCTGCTGCTAAAGAACCAGATACTGAGTCAGCGCGAGCGCTTATATCATTAATAACTATTTTACAATTAGCATTATATGCTGCCATTTTTTTCTCCTATTTTTAAAATTCTTAAGATGTTCGGGGTTGAACCTTTATACGTACAACCCCACAGTATCTAAAACTGCTAATCCTCACGGATTATATTATGATGTATGAATACCCGCGTTAATACCACTAAGTGCAGTCCACACATACTCTCCACCCCAAAACATTATTTCTACGACATCGCCACGTTGAGCGGTTGTGTCAAGAATAATATTTGAAATTTGAGTACCTGCGGTTGAACTAGCAGCGTCTCCGCCAGCATCTTTATGTACACCACTACCAATTGCACTACCTAGAGCGATTGTAATATCAGCCGTCGGGGTTTCTTCCCAAACGATGAATTTATAATGCACTCCATCTAAGCCTGTTGAAGCTGTAGGTAGAGTAATTGAGTACGCGCCGTCTGCAGACGAACACATATACACTTTACCACTATCGTTATTTGTTAAAGTAACGGCTGCAGTAAGGTGTTCTACGTGTTTTCTGTAGTCGCCTTGTCCACTATTAACTTCTAAATACGAACTTCTCATTTTAGATTCCCTCCACGTTGTATAGAGCGTGAACTTCTGGTAATGTGATTTCAAGACCTGCTTCTGTAAGAATCATATCTTTTCTTAAATCCTCATCTGCACTTTGTACATTTGTTTGGATTTGAGTATCACGATTAACACCGTTCCCAACTAGTGGTCTGTATCCTAAGTTTGACATATCTGCCATTAGCATCATTCCGCTAGCCATTCCTCTAAATAAAGGTTCTTTAACAAGGTATAAGCTTCCGTGAATTGTATTGATATTTAGCAATTGATGCCCGAAAGCGCCATCTGCTTTATCAAAATTCATTCTGTAAGGCATATTACTGGCTGAGCCAATAGATGCATCTAAGAACGCACCGTCACCTAACTTGTTAAAAAAGGTAATAACTGGTAGTGAAGCTAGAACAAGTCTTTCGCCTGCTCCGCCTCTTGCTGGGTCAAAGATTACTTCCATATCTGCTAGAAGTCTATCGTAAGTTAACTCAGCTTGAGCTACACTTCTGTAGTATGCACTACCAGAAGAGTAACTTAATGCTGAATCGTCAACTGTTGGGTTAACATTTTTTACGATGTGTCCTACAAGACCTTCAGTATATTGAACGCCGTTTACACGTGCGCGTTGTCCAAAGAGCATAGCTCTTTCGATATCGACTTTGTGTTCACGGAGTTTTTGAGCCCAGATTCTGTCAAATTCATTTGCGTAACCACGATGACGTGTCGCAATAGCTGTATTGGTTAATTCACAAGCTGTTTTAAAGATTTGAGTGTACCCAAAATCGTCATCTAATGTATCTGAGAATGTGTCAGGTGACCCTGTTCCTTCAGCAAATGATGTACCAACGATTTGGCAAGCATCATTATTTGATAGAACATTATAACCTGAAACATTAGCATTAGATACATCAATAACTCTACCGCTAAATACGGTAGATGATGAACCAATTGTAGGTGCAGATTCAACTCTTAGTAAAACTTGTGCCCAACCAGCTGTTGAGTCAACACTGTTAACAGCAACTACCATTCCTTTAGTAAGGAAAGATATTGCGCTACCAGAGCCGTCGTCAACGGTTATGTCATATGAACTTCCAGCTGACACCGCACTTCCGCCATTAGCATTTGCTGCCAAACTAAAATTGCGTGAAGTCCAATTTGTGACTGTTCTGTTTTCCAAAAATCGGAATACAGGGTCATCCACTGGATTCTTTGCAACTTTATTTAGGTAGACGAAAAAAGGTGACTCTTCTGGCATTAGTTCTGCAACTCTGTCAGAAAAGTCATACAATTTTCTTTGGTCTGGATTTTGAAATCCAGTTATACTAGTAGTGGAAACACTGACATCAGATTGCTTCAATGTATTCTGATTGTAAGCCATTTTCCAGTTTCTCCTAAGTTATCGTTATTTTGTTAACTTGCCTGAACTTCCTGCATTCATAATTCTATCCCACATTTGGTCCTGCTCTGGTTTTTGGGGAATTTCTCCACCCTGTAAAACGCCAGCAGGCTTTGGAATTGATTTAGCTTTTTCAACCGCTTTTTTGTTTTCATTAGGTTTTCCTGCAACTCCGTTTTGTTCCCTCCAAACTTTTATCAAAGTTTCTATCGGAAGGTTTGCTTTCGGTGTTGTAGCAAAATTTAAAAACTCGTCAGCTTGAGTTGTATCCAAACTATATTCGGAAACTAATTCATTTTTCAAATTATTCATTGCCATTTGTCCTTTTAATTTAGCAAGTTCTTTATCTACAGTATCGTGCACAAGCTTTTTTTCGTTCGTCACCCTATATTGATAGGATGGTGAATCAGGCTTGTGATAGGCGTCCCAAGGGTCGAAAGCTTCAGTGCTATCAAGCGTCTCTGAGCTTCCTGTAGATTCTCCAGCAAGTTGTTTTTCTATTGTATCGACAAGTTCAGGACGTTGTTCTAAAAGTCCTTTTAACTGTTGTAATTGTTGTGTCTCTGAATCGAGTCTTTCCATTTCAACGGTTCTTCTGTCATACATAGATTGAAACTTTTTGGCTTCATTTTCCCAATCTATCTCTTCAGTCATTTCTTGTTCAACGACTTCTTCTTGTGGTTCTTCAACGGAAATAGTTTCATTAACTGCTCCTGTGCCTGCCACGATTGGGTCCTGCTGTTCAACCTGTGTTTGTTCTTTCTCTGCCATTTTTTCTCCTTCCCTGATTTAATCTTACGATTCTGAACCAGGACTTTTCTGTTGTTGTTTTTGTAGTCTGTCTTCTTCAAGCATTGAACTTTCCATCTGGTCAACAACATTGCCCAATTCTACTATCTTCTTTTTTTCGTCTAGCTTAACATTTTGAAGCACTTCATTCAACTGAGTCTTAAACTTTTCTGTCTCTACTCGTTTACGAGCACCGACTGTTTCTCTTTCAGATGTTTGAAGGTCTCCACTAAGCTTCTTTACTTGATTTTCAAGTTGTGATATGTATTGTTGCATTTGTGCCATTTGGCTCTTTCTTTGAAGAACACCTTCTTTGTCGAAGATTTCACTTTTCTTTAAAACCTCGACATCGTCTACCAAGCCAAGTTTATAAGCATCAAGGTACATATTGTATTCTGCTACCTTGTTACTCGGTAAAGTTGAACCTGATATAATTCGAATATCGTGCTGACCCAAATTTAAGTCATTCTGAATCGTCACTAATTCGTTCGTTGTGTCATCATACAATTTCATATTAACCGTAAATTCGGTTTGGTCATTGTTTGGTTGCACAATTCTAAAAGTCTTTTGAAATTTATAATGGTCTTTAGCTAGGTTATAAACTACTTGACCAACCTGAGCTAAAGAAGATTCAATATCTCTTAATTTTGATTTTCCTCTTGATTCTCCCATCTCTGATAAAAGC